TACATAGACACTCTCTGTATGAGCATCCTCAAGCGATTTTCAAATACCAAAAAAATTTTTGTGATTTACTTTAACCAGTGGTTATTTGGTTTCTCCCAGTAGAACTCTAGTTCTTCTATTGAGTGTGTATAGTATTTTCCTACTACTGTAGATTTGTATATGCTCTCTGTATTTTCAAAGAGTGCAGCTGTGTAGTATTTTATGTTTGCAATATCCAAGCATTCTGTTATCCAGGTATAGTTTTTACCTGATATTACTCCTGCTTCTACTAAGATTACATTCTCGTAGTTTTGATAGATTCTTATACCATAGGGATTGAGTTGATTTAAGAATTCTTTTCTATATGTATTTAAGTCTTCTTTTGGATATGGTACTTCTAAGTATGTAAGATCAAGCATCTCCCCATCTTTGCTTAAATGATGAGCAACATGCATTCCTACAGTGGCACTATAGTCAGGACTTACTACTACTATTAATGTTTTGTTTGGGTGTGTGTCTAGTGTTTCTAATCCTTTACATAAGTCTTGTAAAACTATCCATTCTAAATCTCTTGACACATACATAATTTTATTTTTTTTGTAAAAATAATAATAAATGTTATTAATTTAAACTTTTAGTATATATTTGTGGAAACTTAAAACAAATTTATTATGTCAGAAGAAAAAGAACCATCACGCGAAGAGGTAGTAACGTGGTACAAAGATCAAATTGAATTATCAACCTTACGTGCTGACCTTGCAGAACAGCAGGCACGCGCAGTACGCTTTGAGTCTGAAAGATTACAACATGTTGTGATGATTGCAAACATTAAAACAGCAGGTAATGAAATCATAAGCTCAGAAGAAGAACCAGAATCATTAGAAGAAATTAAATCTTAAAAGTTTAAATTATGAAGTTATTAGGAAAACGTGTGTTATTATCAACACCAAAAAGAAAAGAGTCTATAATAGAGTTAACTCCAGAAACAGAAAGAGCAATGGATGAAGACATGATCAAATTATGGACAGCTCTTGAAGTTTATGCTATAGGTACAGATGTTACTTTAGTAAAAGCAAAAGATAAAGTTTATGTATCAGTGTCATCATTGTCTTCAGCTGAAAGAATTGTGATTGCTGATGAAACCAAATTACTTGTCAATGAATTTGAAGTTGTGATTATTTGGGATGAAATGCATAACATGGAAAAGAGAGTTTTATTAAATGATAAACGTGATATAGAACTTAGTATTATAAAAGATAAAATTTTAGCAGATGAAAGAGAAATTAACAAGTAAGCAGAAAGAAGAATTGTTGAACAAAGCAACAATTGTTAGTGAGGATCAAATTGACATGTCAAAAATCTCTACTATTAGTCGTGGAGAAAGATTGATTGGTGTTAATTTTAATCCTTCTGGTAATACAGAAGTAGATACTGTCAAGCGTGCATGTGCATACTTGATTGATGTAGTTGAAAAGTATCGCGAGAACAATGAGCATGCAAATACATTAACAGTTGATAAACAACTCTTAATTGATAATGCAATTACTCAAATTTTAAATACTCAAATGAATGTGGTTAAAGTTTTAACCTTTACTGAGTAAAACTTAAGAACATACAGAAGATGGAAGTAAGTAAAATAGAAAAGAAATACAGATTGACTCATTATGACCTGGTTAAATATCAGGTCATAACTGAGTTTGTATTCTTTAAGAAAGAAAGTCTTATTGATACAGACATAGATTTGCTTACGCTATTGGCAATGGATGGTCCAGTTGAATTAACTAAATTTTGTAATGATGTAGTTAAAAAAACTTTTCCAGATATAATAGCAGAAGAATTTGCTGTTAAATCTCAAAATGTAAGAAATAAATTAGGCAAGTTAGAGAAACGTGGATTGATAGAAAAATCTGATAGTTATAAAAAAATAATTCAGATTGCAATATCAGTTCCAGTTATAAAGACTGGCAATGTCCTATTGGACTATAAATTTTTAGCAATTGAGACCAGTAAAGCGTAAACAAATTTCTGAGAAAATATCAGAGAGATTAAACATATCAGCTGAAACTGTAGATGAAATAGTATCATGTTATTACAATGCAGTCCAGCGAAAACTTAGTGGATTGGAACATCCACAAATTACTGTTGACAGTTTGGGTACATTTTACATAAAACGATCAAAGCTTGAAAAGAAACTTGACATATATCAGAAGTCTTTAAATAAATTTGAAAGTATTGAAGAACCAAACATACGTGAGTATGCTTCAATAAAAGATCTTAAAGCTAATATTGCAATGTTTAATAAGATGCTTGATGACCTAATCAAACTTGATGACAAGAAACATTTAAAAGAAGAAGAAAAAGAAACTTATAAAACCACTAAAGATGAATCTAATTAAACTCTGGAAAGAAAAAGGAAAAATATTTGAGGGCGTAAAGAACAGTATTTTTAAACAAGAACACATTGAAGAGATTGCTGCATCAAGAATGGCAGTATGTAAAGATTGCTCTTTCTTAGATAATGAAGGAACCAAATGTTACATGGCAGGTACACAACCATGTTGTGGTGAATGTGGCTGCAAGTTATCATTTAAAACAAGATCAATATCATCGTCTTGCCCTAAAGACAAATGGAGTGCTATAGCTTCAGAAGAAGAAGAAGAAGCAATTATTAATAGTATTAAAGAATAAGTTATGTTATCTTTTGAACCACAAAATCATAAATATAAATCACTTGATCCAAATGACACTATTGATTGGGTAAGTGTTACAACTGTTATTGGTTATTTTAAACAACCATTTGATAGTAAAGCTATTGCTAAAAAGAGTTCTAAGAATAGTAAGAAATGGCAAGGATTAACACCTGAGAGAATAAGAGAGATTTGGAAAGCTGAAGCAAAAAGAGCTACTGATTTAGGTACATGGTATCATGATCAGAGAGAACATGACTTAGTTTCTTGTGACACAATCAATCGTCATGAAGCTATACTACAAGTTGTAAAACCTATTGTTAATGACAAGGGATACAAAGTATCGTCTTCACAGAAATTATTATCTGGAATATATCCAGAGCATTTAGTATTCTTACGTTCTATAGGTATATGTGGACAATCTGATTTAGTTGAGATTGCGCATGGTCTTATACATATTACAGATTACAAAACAAACAAAGAAATTAAGATGCAATCTTATGTAAATTGGGAAGGTATTTCACAAAAAATGAATCATCCTGTATCACATCTAGATGATTGTAACTACTTTCACTATGCATTACAATTATCTGCATATATGTATATGATACAAAAACATAATCCTACATTGAAACCTGGCAACTTAATTCTGCATCATATATTATTTGAAACAGATGGTGAAGATGATTATGGATATCCAATTGTAAGTAGAACAGAACAAGGTGATCCAATAGTAAAAGAAGTAATACCATACGAGTTACCATATTTAAAAGATGAGGTAATAACAATTTTTCAGTGGATCAAAGATAATAAAGATGAAATTTTAAATTTTTCAAAAAACAAAAACAATGATTAAATTATTTGACATACAAAATGGTGTACTTATTCCAACAGAACATTGTTACGCATTAAAAGTTCTTAAAGATATAATGGACACATACCCAGATGATTACATGAAAGTGTATCAATATCTGTTTTATATGTCATGTCCAAATCCAGTTGTTAATCCATTTTTTGATGTACTAGAACATGAAAAAGAAGAACTTATACTTAATCAACTACAATCAGAGTTTTCCACAGAAGATGATGACATTATTGTTGCACTTGCATTTTGCAAAAAGCTTTATGAAACTCCTACATACAGGGCTTACATGGGTATTAAATCTATGTTGGATCGTCTTGCAAGTTATATGGAACATACATCAATTCAACATGGTCGTGATGGTAATATCACAGCTGTGGTTAATGCTGCAGCAAAGTTTGAACAGATTCGTAGTTCTTATAAAGGAGCTTATAAGGACCTTATGGAAGAACAAAAAAGTCATGTCAGAGGAGGACAAAACCTTGCATACGATCAAATTTAAGAATATGGAACAGTATATGTTTATAGTAAAAGTAGAACACATTTCAGAAGGAAAGTTAATTCAAAGAGAATTACCTTGTGTACCTGGAAAAGGTGACTGGATAGAAATAGGAAAAGAAAACTATGTAGTAAAAAATGTTTCTTGGAATTTTAACGATAGAAGAACAGTTACTCTACTTGTAGATAGACCAAAATTTTAATATGTATAGAGAAATACCTACATATGATTATGTATCAGGTGAATGGAGTTATACTTTATTTGAAACTCAAACTGATTTAGTTGAGTATTTAGAGAAGATCTTTAAAGAACCTGGCAAGTATGAGTTTGATGAATGTTCTTTACTCTTTAATGCAGAAGGTAGAAAGTTTAATAAACATAAAGTATATTGTTTAGCTCCTGAGCGTTCAAAAGATTTTATAAACTATTGGGAAACTGAAAAGGAAAAGTGTAGAAAAGGAGTACTATATAAAAACAAAGATAAATCATGGTATCTACCACGAGATTATTATATGTGGATAAACTTCTTACCTATATATAACAAGGAAGTAAAAAAGTTTACATTTGCAGATGTGCGTGATGCACAGTATCATATGGCTCTTTATGAAGAGTTAGCACAACTAAAAAATAAACATGCAGCAATCTTGAAGAAACGTCAGATTGCATCATCATATTATCATTCAGGTAAGATTATTAATCTGTTTTATTTTGAAGAGGGTTCTGTATCTAAAATGGCAGGATCACTAAAAGACTACATTAATGAAAAAGGCACATGGCGTTTTTTAGAAGAGTATCGTAACTTTTTAAATAAACACACTGCATGGTATCGTCCATGTAATCCTGATAAGGTTCTTAACTGGGAACAAAAAACAGAAACTACTCAAGGAGGTAGAAAGGTAGACATTGGTTTAAAATCTGTAATCATGGGTGTGGTTCTTGAGAAAGATCCAACAAATGGTGTAGGTGGTCCATGTACTTTATTCTTTCATGAGGAAGCAGGAATTGCTCCTAAGATGAATATAACACTTGAGTACTTACTACCAGCCATGCAATCTGGTATGGTGTTTACTGGTATGTTTGTGGTTGCAGGATCTGTGGGAGATTTAGATCAGTGTGAGCCATTAAAGGAACTTATATTAAATCCTGATTCTAAAGACATTCTAGCTGTTGATACAGATTTACTTGATGATAAAGGTACAAGAGGATTGTGTGGTTTGTTTATTCCAGAACAATGGTCTATGCTTCCATGCATAGATAGTTATGGTAATTCTGATGTAGAGAAATCATTAGAAATGATATTATTAGAAAGACTTGAATGGAAGAAGAAATTAAAACCAGAAGATTATAGACTGCGTATTTCTCAGAAACCTATTAACATCAAAGAAGCATTTGACTATAGAAAAGATGCAAGATTTCCAGAACACCTTGTTTCTCAACAGATTAAACGTATTGAAGAGAAAGAATATCCAATGGAATTTGTTGATTTGATTTGGGAAGATGACAAGATTGTACAAAAGTTTACACGCAAGTTGCCAATAATGGAATTTCCCATTTCACCAAAAACAGAAAACAAAGAAGGTGTAATTGTTATTTATGAGAAGCCAATAGAAAATCCTAAATTTGGAACATACTATGCTTCTATTGACCCTGTGTCAGAAGGTAAAACAACAACATCAGAATCATTGTGTTCTATATTTGTGTACAAGACTGCACAAGAAGTTACTGTTCATAAGAAAGATGGCTCTATAGAGTCACATATTGAAGGAGATAAAATAGTTGCATCATGGTGTGGACGTTTTGATGACTTAAAAAAAACACATGAAAGACTTAAACTAATTATAGAGTATTATAATGCTTGGACATTAGTGGAAAATAACGTACACTTGTTTATTCAGTATATGATATCAGAGCGCAAACAAAAATATCTTGTACCAAAAAACCAAATTATGTTCTTAAAAGAACTTGGAAGTAATAACAATGTTTATCAAGAATATGGTTGGAAGAATACAGGTGTGTTATTTAAATCTAATCTTGTATCATACGCTATTCAGTTCTTAGAAGAAGAGATGAATGTATCAACAAAAGCTGATGGAACAATCACTAGAGTGACATATGGAGTAGAAAGAATACCAGATATAATGTTACTTAAAGAAATGCAAGCATATAGAGATGGATTAAACGTGGATAGACTTGTTGCGTTTTGTGCATTGGTTGCTTTTGCTAAAGTTCAAGAATCAAACAGAGGTTTTGCAAAAAGAATAGATCATGAAAATCCTGATAGTTTGCAAAATTCAAATAAAAATGCTAACTTATTTATGAGTCCCTTTCGTCACATGGGTAATTCTGCTAATACTCCAGAATCAGCAATGATGAGAAAGCCTAGGAATCCATTTAAAAACATGAAGTAATATGAAAATATTCAATGCGTTGCAACTTAAAAATGGTGCAAAAGTTGATGCTAACAGAATGGGAACATTCACTCAACCTGTTCAATTTCTAAATTCAAAAGATAAAGATGAAGCATGGGGTGCTTGGAATATGGACTGGTATGAGATGCAAGGTCTTCAACAGATTCGCAGAAATGCTAGACGTTTGCTAAAAAACTACAAGTTAGCAAATGGTATTATTGATAAAACAGATTATATTGTTGAGGAAAATAATGACATGGCAGAACTTATTGATGTTCTGACAAAAGAAGATGCATCAGCATTTGAGTTAAAGTTTTTTCCAATTATACCTAACGTAATAAATGTTATGGTTGGTGAGTTTGCCAAACGTAATGATAAAATTATGTATAAGTCAGTTGATGATACTTCATATAATGAGATGCTTGAGCAAAAAAGAGGAATGGTTGAACAAACATTACTTGCTGGAGCAGAGATGAAAATGAAGATGCAAGTTGAATCAATGGGCATTGATCCAAATAATCCAGAGCAACAACAACAGGCAGAACAAATGATGTCTCCTGAGAATTTAAAAACATTACCAGAGATTGAAGAGTTTTTTAAAAAGAACTATAAGTCAATGGTTGAAGAGTGGGCATCACATCAGCATGCTGTTGATACAGAAAGATTTCACATGAAAGAGTTAGAAACTCTTGCGTTTAAAGATAGTCTTATTGCTGATAGAGAATTCTGGCATTTTAACATGTTAGAAGATGACTATGAAGTTGAGGTTTGGAATCCTGTTATTACATTTTACCACAAGTCTCCAGGAGCAAGATATATTTCTCAATGTAATTGGGCTGGTAAAATTGATTTAATGTCACCAGCTGATGTTATTGATAAATATGGTTATCAGATGAATGGTGATCAGTTAAAAAGTTTAGAAGCAATATATCCTGTTAAAGCTGCTGGTTATATTTTGCCAGGTGTACAAAATGATGGTTCTTTTTATGATGCTACACGTTCTCATGATTGGAATGTTGATGGTCCTTCATTAGGAATGCGTCAGTTTACATCATATAGAGATACAGTAAATGGTTCTGGTGATGATATTATTTTAAGAATCTTAGCTGAATCAGAAGACATGGTGGATTTTGATAATACTGGTTTACTACGTGTAACAACAGGTTATTGGAAATCTCAAAGAATGGTTGGACATCTTACACGCATAGATGAGCAGGGTATGCTTACTGATATGATAGTTGATGAGAACTATAAAGTGACAGAAAAACCACTTTATGATACAGCTGTAATTAAAGTAAAATCAAGAGAAACTTTATTACTTGGTGAACACATTGATTGGATATGGATAAATCAGACATGGGGTGGTGTAAAAATTGGACCTAATAGACCAACATTTTATGGCAACACAGATAACATGAATTTTTCTCCAATCTATTTAAATGTAGCACCTACTAAATTTCAATTTAAAGGAGACTTTACATTATATGGTTGTAAACTTCCAGTAGAGGGTGCAGTATTTTCTGATAGAAATACAAAGTCACGTTCTTTGGTAGATAAAATGAAACCTTATCAAGTTGGATACAATCTTGTAAATAATCAAATTGCTGACATTTTAATTGATGAATTAGGTACTGTTATCATGTTGGATCAGAATGCATTACCACGTCACTCAGCAGGAGAAGATTGGGGACATGGTAATTTTGGTAAAGCGTATGTAGCAATGAAGAACTTTGGTATTTTACCTTTGGATACATCTATTACAAATACTGAGAACGCTCTTAATTTCCAACATTATCAAGTACTTAATCTAGAACAAACAAATAGATTAATGTCAAGGATACAATTAGCTAATCATTTCAAACAACAATGTTTTGAAACAATTGGAATATCAGCTCAACGTATGGGTGCAGTAAACGCACAAGAAACAGCACAAGGTATTGAACAAGCTATTAATCAAAGTTATTCTCAAACAGAAATGTATTTTGTACAGCATTCAGAATATCTTATGCCACGTGTTCATCAAATGCGTACAGACTTAGCACAGTATTATCAATCTAATAAGCCAAGTCTAAGGTTGCAGTATATGACAACTATGGATGAGAAAGTTAATTTTGAAATGAATGGCACAGAGTTATTGGCAAGAGAATTAAACATATTTATTTCTACTAAAGTAAATCAGCGTCAGATCATGGAGCAGATAAGACAGCTTGCTATCAGTAATAACACGTCTGGTGCATCTATTTATGATTTAGGTAACTTGATCAAGGCAGACTCACTTGCAGAGATTACACACACTCTTAAGGGCGTTGAGGAGAAAGTACAAGCTCAACAGCAACAGCAATCACAAGCTCAAACTGAATCTGAGAAAATGCGTCAAGAAGGTGAAAACAAACGTCAAGAGGCTGAACTTAGATATAAAGCAGAACAAGCACAACTTGATAGAGATACAGATGTACAAGTTGCAGAAATACGTGCAGCAGGATTCACTGGTATGAAAGATCAAAACTTAAATCAGCAAACTGATTATATAGATACATTAGAATATCTTGATAAACGTAGAGCAAAAGATCGTGACCAAACAATGGCAGAATCACGTGAGACAAATAAGATGATTGAAAATCAAACTCAAAACGATTTACAACGTCAAGAAATGATGACACGTGAAAATATTGCTGATAAACAACTCCAAATTGCACTGACAAACAAAAATAAATACGACAAACAAAAATAGTTTAGCTATATAGTGTCAAAAACTTTACATGTAGTGTATTGTCAGTTTAAATTTTTAAAGTTTATTTGCTAACTTATTATTGAAGGAAGAAGAGAAACACCTATAAAAAAACAAAGTATGGAAAACATGGATAAAAAAACTGAAACTCAAGACGTGAGTTCAGCAACTATTGAAAACATTGATGACTTTTTGCCCCTACCAGGTGCAGATAGTGTAGTAACATCAGATGACGAGGATGATAATGTGAGAACAGTTTTCTCAAAACCTAAACCTACTGATTTAGGATTTCTTGAGGATAATGATTCTTCTGATACTCCTAAATTATCTAGAGAAGATGTTGATGCTACATTATCAGAACTTGATTCAGATTTTGCTGATGATGAAGACACAAATAAACTTGGACGCAAAAAGATTGATAAAAGTGGAATGGTAGAAACATTCTCAAAACTTATGGACGAAGGCGTTCTAATGGGTTTTGATGATGACAAACCAATGGAAGATTATTCTATAAAGGATTGGAAAGAACTTATCCAAGCCAATTTAGATGAAAAGGAGCGAGCACTACGTGAGCAGACTCCAAAAGAGTTCTTTGAAGCTTTACCTGAAGAATTGCAGTATGCTGCAGAGTATGTTGCTAAAGGTGGAAAGGATATGAAAGGTTTGTTTAGAGCACTTGCACAAGTGGAAGAACAAAGATCATTAGATCCTACAAATGATGAACATCAAGAAATGATTGTTCGTCAATACCTTTACGCTACTAATTTTGGTGATGAAGCATTGATTGAAGATCAAATTGAAGAGTGGGTTAGTAATGGAACTATTACAAAACGCGCAGGTCAATTTAAACCAAAATTAGATGCTATGCAATCACAAGTTTTGCAAGGTAAACTTGCACAACAAGAGCAATTTAAAGTGCAGCAACAACAACAAAAAGAAATGTATATGGATAACATATACAATACACTTAAACCAGGAGATTTGAATGGTGTAAAGGTTGATAACAAACGTCAAAAATTCTTATGGGAAGAATTGACAACATTAAAGTATCAAAGTTTACAAGGAAAACAAACAAATCTTTTAGGAAAATTGCTTGAAGACTATCAGTTCAGTAATGCCCCTAGATATGACTTAATTGCAGAAACACTGTGGTTATTGTCAGATCCAGATGATTACAAAGATCAAATTAGACGACAAGCAAAAAACGAGGTAACACAAGAGACAGTAAAGAAATTGAAAACTGAAGAAGCAAGACGTTTGTCTTCAACAGTAACAGAAGAAAGAGAACACTCAAATTCTAAACCATCTTTGAAAAAACCACGTAACATTTTTAGTAACAGATAACGTAAATTAATTAATAACTCTAAATAACAAAACAAAATGGCAACTCCAGTAATGAACAACGGTCTGTTTCTGAGAGACACGAACTACAAAGTTTCGTCTCACTTAGATTCATACCACCTAGTAAACATGCTTAAATCAGCAGAACCAATGGATTTAGGTCCAGTAGATCTTTGGGCTATGTCCCAAAAGGTTGAAATGCCTCTTTATCAAATGTCTTCATTTGGTGGGAAAAACACAATTTTGGTAGACACACCACGTGGCGAGTACAAGTGGCAAACTCCAATTGTGCAAGACCTTCCTTATATTACTGAGGATATTGAGTCAGTTTCAACTGTTCTTGGTCAAGATGGTACTACCTTCAAGATTAAACTTAACAGACGTGTATTTGGTCATGGTGATATTATCACTTATGATAAGTACAAAGGATTAGAGATGTATATCACAGCAGATGATATACTTCCTTCAGCAGATGGATTTACCTATACTGTACAATTAGTGAATAACAACAACTCTGCATCTTTAGATCACAAATATTTAAAAGCAGGAACTAAGTACTTTAGAAAAGGTTCAGCTCGTGGAGAATATGGTGAGCGTTTTTCTGACATTGGAGAATTATCAAATGGTTTTCGTGAGTACTACAACTACGTAGGTGGTGCAGAGGCTCATGTTCACTATTCAGTTTCTTCTCGTGCAGAGATGATGATCAAAGGTGGTTTAAATGCAGATGGTTCAGTTCCTGTAACAGAAATCTGGAGAACATTTGACAAAGGTCTTGATCCATCAATTGCAAACATTGATCAAATGTTAGCTGTAATGGGTAAAGAATATATTAAAAAAGCATATGACAATGGTTCATTGACACGTTCTTTCTTAACTAAGATGGAAGCTGCTCACTTGACTAAGATTGCTACTGACATTGAGACTTACTTAATGTGGGGACAAGGTGGTCGTATCAAGCAAGATGGTCCAGATGACATGCGTTTATCAACAGGTCTTTGGTCTCAGTTAGACAACTCTTACAAGCGTATCTATAACAAATCAGGATTTACTCTTGACTTATTTCGTTCAGAGATATTTAACTTCTTTAATGGTAAAGTTGAGTTTAAAGGACCAGACCCATTACGTAACTTGATTGTACAAACAGGTATGGCAGGAATGAAAATGATCAACCAAGCTATCAAAAGAGAAGCATTTGGTACTGGTCTTACTGTCAACTTAGATCAATCAGGTGTTAATGGTATCTCTGGTACTAACGCAATGGACTTGAACTTTGGATTTGCATTTACAAGCTACACAATTCCTTTCTTAGCAAATGTGAAGTTTGTTCTTAACCCTGCATTTGACAACGTACATACAAATGATATTGAAAACCCAATCATTGATGGTTTCCCATTATCTTCTTATAACTTTATCATCTTTGACATCACTGACAATACAAATGACAACATCTTCTTGTTGAAATTGAAATGGGATAGTGAGTTGAAATGGTTCTACCAAAATGGTACTATGGACTACATGGGACGTTCACAAGGATTCCAGTCTTCTGGAAACTTTAATGGATATCGTGTGATGATGTCTCAAACAATGCCAGCTATTTGGGTTAAAGATCCAACTAAAGTATTGAAGATAGTTATGAGAAATCCAGTGACTGGAGGATCATTCTAAGACGCTCCACCTCCTCAATATCAGATGCAAATCTGATGGAAGCAAACGCCAGGAAGAACAACTCTTCCTGGTACTTCTGAAAAGTAACAGCCTTGATGTGGCTCAGAAGCTAAGTAGCAGAAATGTGAAACCAATGTTACAAAGAAGAAAGAAAAACCTAATTAAACAAATTAAAGAAAATGGAAAACATTACAGTAGTTGAAAAAGACAGAACACAGAAACGATCAAGTTCTGTGTCAATTAGACCTTATATTAATTCTACTATCTCAAATATGGGATTAGAGAAATGGGATATGGCAGTATTTGAAGGAGTTGTACATGAAGAAGTAATTGCATGTCTTGAATACAATGGTATTAAAAGATATGTAACAGGTCTTAATGAGTTCTCTCCAGATGTTAAATCATTACCAGAAGAAGATCGTCTTGCAGCTGTCAAAGAAATTAGAGCAATAGTTGCACAACTTGAAAAAGAATTAGCATCAAATGTGATTGATCCTAAAGATGAGGAGTTTTGGAATAAAGTAAAACTTTTAAAACCAGACAATTCTGAATTTTGGGAGAAGATTGTTTTGAGAATGGGTAATGATCCTGTATTTCTTGATCCAAGTATTGATCCTTATGACTTAATAAAATTACGTGCAATTGAAGCAGGAGGATTTTCTCTTGTTGCAAAGTCTTTAGATAATGCAAGAACATCTGCAAATCATAAGTTTTATTTAGATAAATATGAAGAAACTATATCTATTAAAACTGAAGTTAAGAAATTACGCAACAAAGCACTTTCTGAACTTCAAAAACTTTATGACAAGAATGCTAACAAGTTATTCTTGATTTGTAAAGTTATAGATTCAAATTCAACACAATATAGAAAGTCTACACCTAATGATGTACTATATGATAATATGGATAAATACATTAATGGTGAAACAGTTGAAACAGATAAAAAGAAAACAGCATCTAAATTCTTAGAAGTAAGCGCATTAGATATGGAGACTTTGAAATTAAGAGCAATTGTTAAAGATGCTAATTTCTATAAAGTTATTGCAACACGTGGCGATGGTAATATTTACCATATGAAGAGTAGTGCAATGTTAGGAAAAACTCCATCAGAAATTGTGGAGCATTTAAAAAATCCATTAAATGAAGATATTTTATTGGATGTAACAAGAAACGTAGAACAACACTGGAATAACTAATGAACAACAATCTTCTCAGAATCAAGATTTATGAGCGATTAAATAAATTATCATCTTTTGATTATGATAACATTGAATGTTGGCAAATAGTTGAGGCGTTTAATAAAGCTCAGTTGGAGTGGGTGCGTAGACAAATACATGTAACTGCATCACGTACTGAGTATGATGAATCTTCTAAAATGCAAATTGATGATGTACAAAATATACTTTTGTCAGATAAAATTGCAATAACTAAAAGAGATTTATTTTATGAGACAGAATTGATTCCAGATAATTATTTATATTTTAAGCGTGTTTCTATTAATGGTGTGCAAGAATGTTGTCCAAAAAGATCTTTCACTGTATATCTTGATGAAGCAGCTGACGTTGATAATCTTCTTTCAGATGAATTTAAAAGGCCAAGTTTTGAATGGGGTGAAACATTTTGTACAATGCAAAGTAATAAAATACGCATTTATACAAATAATCAATTTGAATTAGAGGATGCAGTTTTGACATATTATAGAAAACCTCAATTAATTCAGTTTACTGGATGTATAGATATTTCTACAGGCATAGCTTCTACAACAGATGTTATATGTGAATTTAAAGATGATGTTACTGAACTAATGATTGATGGTGCAGTTGCTATTTTAGCAGGAGATATAGAATCATTTAATCAAATGCAAAGAGCACAACAAAGTCAAATGAATAACGAATAACCTATATAATCATGGATTTCTCAGGAGAATATACTTTAAAAAGAAGACCAATAGCAGGTCCAATGGGATCAGAAGATTATCAGCCATCTGAATATCCTCTTGATGAGGAAGTTGCAGAGTTAGGATATAAGTTAATGTCAGCAGCAGTAACTTTTCATAAGTTACATTTAAAAGTAACTGGTTTTGGTTCTTTTGCAGCACATAAAGCTCTTAATGAGTTATATGATGCATTGCCAGAACACGCTGATAATTTGATTGAAGGATATCAAGGTGCAGTAGAAAGAATAATTGAATGCAAAGAAAAAGAAAATTATTCTATAAAAGTTTGCAATTCTGTAGAAGATGCACTATCTTATATACGAGAGCTAGTTACTGAGACTACTGAACTTCAATCTATATTACCATATAGTGAGATAGTTAATGAGCTTGACACTGTCAAATCAACTTTAAACTCAGCTAAATATAAACTCAATTTTTTAAAATAATTTGTTAATTCGTTTTTTTTGTTTAATTTTTAAATCTTAATTTTTATGTCTTATTTTCCACATGCGTTCCAGAAAATGCTTTCTGCAACACACCCTGCAGGCGGTGCTACACCACTTCCATTTCCAAATGGTGCTTCAACCCCTCTTACAACTATTACAATTGGCGCTGGTCAAGTTGCTATTGTAAATGCTTTAAATAATACTCCAATTGACCCTGCTGTGACTCCAACGTATGGACCATCTACAACTACGAATGCTTATTCTCAAGTGTATTTGGCTCAAGGTAGTTTCCACACTTTAGATAAAATTGGTCCATTTAATGGAGGTTACAAAGAAACTGTAAAATCTAAAGGTATTAATGCTAAGTTAGTTAGTTCTTTTTATAGAACTGATCCATCAAATCCAGTAAATGAAGTACTTGAGATTTGTCAAACTAACTGTGGTCTTGATTGTGAAACAATGTATGACTTGCGTTTAGATATCAAAGGTTCTCCAGCTTTACGTTTCTTAAATCACAATTTGTATCAATCATTAAGTGCTTACACTGGATGTTGTACATATGTTGCGTCTGCAAGTACTCCTGATAAAGTTGACCCTACTGTAGTTTTATTACAATGGGCTGACCAAATCAATAGTGTTTCTTCAGGAAATAACTCTACTCCATTCTTGAATCAATTTGTTCAAGGGATTGTTTATGTTAAAACTGCATTGGCAACTACTGCTACTGGTGTGGCTGCTG